AATCATGCTCGAACGAGCCGATAAGTAATGGCCCTCCGCTCGTTATTTAGTCGAACCGAAAACCGTTCTCAAGGGTTCGTCCTCCCAGGCCGAGACCTATTCCCCCAACCCGTAACAGGACCCCTATCGGTAACAGAGGTTACGGCCCTGACCATCCCGGCCCTTTACCGTTGTATCCAACTGGTCGCAGACTCGGGCTCGAGCCTCGACCTCGACGCTTTCCGAGGACCCGTCAAGCTGAAAAAAACGCCTTCGATTCTCGAGCAACCCGACCCGGCCGAGGACCGCATGGCGACTATAGGAGCGATGCTCACTTCGCTACTCATCCACGGGAACACGTTCATAATGGTCACGACCCGAGACTCCCTCGGGTTCGCCGAATCGCTCGTAGTACTCGCACCCGACGCCGTAAACGTAAACGTCGTCGACGGAATCACCCACTACAAGGTCGGAAACGTCGAAGTCGACCCAGGCGACATCGCCCACGCTCGAGGATTAACTCTCCCCGGCCACGTTCTCGGAGTTTCCCCCCTGGCACTTCAACGCCGAACCCTGGGTCTCGCTATAGCCGGCGAAGAGATGGCCTCCGAGTTTTACGTCTCCGGGTCAGTACCGACCGGCGTTTTACAATCCGACCAGGAGTATTCGAAAGACGAAGCCGAAGCGTTAAAAAACGCCTGGGTCTCCTCGCATGGTGGCCGCAACCGTTCGCCGGCCGTTCTCTCCGGCGGCGTGACCTACCAGTCGCTCGGGTTCTCAAGCAGCGACCTGCAACTCCTCGAAAGCCGAGGCTATTCGGCCCAGCAAATATGTACCTTGTATGGGGTCCCAGGGTTCCTCGTAGGCGTGGAAACACCCGGAGCGTCGAAAACCTATTCCTCGGTATCCCAGGATTCGGCACTCTTTCACCGGTACACGTTGAAACCGTACCTCTCGCGCCTCGAGGGTCTCTTTACTTCGCTACTTCCCCGAGGCCAGGTAGCCCGATTCGACCTCGACGGTCTCCTCCGAGCATCCACGACGGAACGCTACGCCGCCTACGAGGTCGGCCTGCGGGCCGGATTCTTGTCGGCCGCCGAGATTCGGGAGCGTGAAGGCCTAGTCGCACTCGGCGAAAATATGGTCGACGAGGAGTTGCCAGAATGAAAGAACTCGAAACCCGAAACCTCGAGACCTCCGCCGGCCTCGAAGTACGCGAAGACGACGACGGCTCCCACCACCTGGTCGGAATCGTCGTCCCCTGGAAAGCGACCTACGAGTTCAAAAAAGGAGTGACCGAAGAGTTCTCCCCAGGGGTCTTCGATAAAAGTATCGCCGAACGAACAGGAAAAATCCCCCTCCTCGAACAACACTCGACGCACTTACACCCGATCGGCCAGGCCGTCTCTTTCGAAAAAACTCCCGACGGTCTCCTCGCCGACTTTCGACTCTCGTCATCGCAGCGAGGCGAAGAGGCTCGAACCCTGGCCCTCGAGGGAATCGTTACCGGGTTCTCGGTCGGGTTCCGCCCTATCCGGGATCGAGCCGAGCAGCGCAACGGGAAACGTCATATCGTCCGGGTGGAATCGAGGCTCGACCATATCGGCCTGGTAACTAGCCCCGCCTTCGAACAGGCTCGGGTCCTGTCGATCCGATCGTTCGACCCCGACGACGCCGAAAGTGTTCCCGCCCTCGCCGCATGGCGAGCCCGCCTCGATTATCTGCGGTAACGGAACCAACACTCGACCGGAGTCGAGTTCTAATCTATGAACACAGAGCCGGAGGCTACGCCGGGATACCCACCTGGTCCCCACCCTGAGAAACCACAACTCACAACAGGAGACCTATCCCATGAAGTACCTCGACGATCTCGTCACACGACGCGACGAACTCACCCAAAGTATGCGCGGCATCATTGACGCCGCCGGCACCGAAAGTCGCGACCTCAACGAGGCCGACCAAAAAAGCCTCGACGAAATGCAAGAACGCACCGTCGACCTCGACGCCCGAATCGACTCAGTTCGCAGCGTTCAAGTAGCCGGCCTCGAAGCGGCAAAAGTTAAAGCCGAAATCGCCGCCACCGATGACACTCCCGAAGAACGAGCAGTCGGTCGGGTTCACGTTACAAGCGAAGAGGCCACCTACTCCGAACGCTCCGACGCCGACTTCTTCGCCGACGTCGTGGCTCACCGAGTAAGTCATAGCCCCGCAGCCGGCGAACGTCTCGCCCGCCACCAGGCCGAAATGGCCGACGAATACCGGGCCGTCGGCACCGGCGACTTCTCCGCTCTGGTCATTCCGACCTACGCCGTAGGCATGGCAGAGAAAGCCGCTCGAGCCGGCCGCCCATTCCTCGACCTCGGATGCGACCGTCGGACCTTGCCCTCAACGGGACAAACTATCGAGATCAACAGAATCACGACCGCCTCGACCACGGCGATTCAAGCGACCCAGAACTCGTCGGTCAGTAGTACGAATATGGCGTCGACGACTTTATCGGTACCCGTCGTAACCATCGCCGGCGACCAGGTAGTTTCACGTCAAGCCGTCGACCGAGGTTCGAACCTCACCCAGGCAGTCGTAAGCGACCTCGTAGCCGCCTACCACACGACCGCCGACCAGCAGGCGATTAGTGGGTCCGGTTCTTCCGGCCAGTCGAAAGGCATCTACACCGTCCTCGACGGCGGAGCGAACGAAGTCACCTACACCGACGCCTCGCCTACCGCAGCCGAGTTATATCCGAAACTCGCGGATTGTATCCAAAGAATCCAAACGGGTTCTTACAAGCAACCGACCCATTGGCTTATGCACCCTCGGCGCATCGGTTGGCTCGTATCGAGTGTCGACTCGACTGGCCGCCCTCTGATGGTTCCCACCCAGAACGGCGCATCTAACGCCTACGGCATCGGCGACGAAGGGTTCCGCTACGGAGCCTCCGGCTACACCTTGCTAGGCCTCCCCGTAATATCGGACGCCAACGTCCAGACAGACCTCGGCGCAGGCACCGAAGACGCTATCTATTGCGTCAACGGTACCGAGTCGATCCTGTGGGAAGCCCCAGGCGCGCCGCTCATGCTGAACATGCAAGAACCAAACGCTACGAGCCTCGGTTGGACTTTCGTAGTTTACGGATTCTCGGCTTACACCGCAGAACGTAACGGAGCCGTAGGCCATGCCATGATCACCGGAACCGGCCTCATAGCCCCGACCTTCTAATAGTCCCCCCAGACCTCCGGCCGGCTTGTAAGCAGACGACAAGCCGGCCGGCCAGGTTTCTACAGGAGAAAAAATATGCCCAGCATCGAGGCCCTCGAAAAAGAACTCGCCGGCTATAAGCGATTCGGTAACAAAGACCGAGCCGCCGCCGTGGAAGCTGAAATCTCTCGCCTGGGCAAAAAGAAACCGGCCGCCAAAAAGGCCCCGGCTAAAAAGAAGTAGATCGTGGCTTACAGCAGCCGGGCCACCGTCAAGGCGAGCCTCTCGATTCCGGATTCCGTAACGTCCGAGGACGACGCTATCGACGCCGCCCTCGACGCCGCCTCGCTCCAAATAGATTCCTATTGTGGCCGAACATTCGTCACCCCTGGGTCGGCGACGGCCCGAGTCTTTAACCCTGGTTACGACGTATGCGACGTCGACGACATCGCCCAGACGACCGGCCTCATCGTAAAAACTGACACCGATAACGACGGGACGTTCGCGACGACCCTCGTTTTAACGACAGACTATATTCTCGAAAACAACGCCGCCCCGTACCGTCGAGTACGAGAAGTCGGCGGAGCCGGGTTCCCTCGTTTCCTCTCGAACCGTCCGACCGTCCAGGTGACCGCCTTCTGGTCGTATGCGATGACCGTCCCCGCTACCGTCACCCAGGCGGCAACGATCCTCGCTAGCCGTCTCTACGAACGCCGAGGAACCCCTCTCGGGATCGTCGCAGGGTTCGAAGGCGAGTCGGTTCGCATATCGCACCGCGACCCTGATATGCGAGCACTCCTCGCCGGCTACCGCTTAATAGGCACCGCCTGATGGCCGACGTCTCCGCGATTCGCTCGGGAATAAAAACAAACGTCGAAACCTTGACCGGCCTTATCGCCGTTTTCGATTACGTCCCCGACCGCCTAGTGGCCCCGTCGGCCTCGGTCGAGTTCCTCGACGCCGAATACCACGAAACCTCGTCGGTCGCCGGCTACACACTCTTTACGTTCGTCGTGACGATCCTCGCCGCCCGATTCGACTCCGAGTTCGGCCAACAAACACTCGACGGATACATCTCCGGGTCGAACTCGTTTCCATCGTGCATCGACGCCGATCCAACTCTCGCCGGCACGGCGTCCGGCAGTACGGCCAAAACGTGCCGATCCTATGGGATGATTACGGTAGCGGACTCCCAGTTCTGGGGAGCCCAGTTCGACCTGGAGGTCATCGCATGAAGTCTTACAAAGTCTCCGGCACCTGCAAGGTCGCCGGCGTGAATCCCGGAGGGCTCGTCACCGACGACGACCTCGCCGGTCTAAACATAGAGGCCCTCGTAGCCGCCGGCTCGATCGTCTCTCCTAAACCCAGCAAAACAGAGAAAGAGTAATCATGGCCGCATTCATGCTAAACGACGTCGTCGTCACCGTAAACGGAGTCGACTTATCGGCTTTCGTTCGGTCCTGCGCGTTTAACCCAACCCACGCAACCCTGACCACTACCGCAATGGGTGACACCGCCGAGACCCTCATCGGAGGCCTCTCCTCTGGAGACGTTTCGATCGAGTTCATTTCGTCATTCGCCGCCTCGGAAACCTACGCAACTCTCGACGGATTACAAAACACCGTCACGGTCGTAACTTTCAAACCGACCAGCGATGCCACCGCCGCCACGAACCCGCTTAAAACTGTGAGCGTTCTAGTGACCGAAGTACCGTTCGTCGACGGAGCCGTCGGGGACCTGGCGAGTGTTTCCGTTTCCTGGCCTATGACTGGCTCGGTTGTTACGGCGATCGCTTAATGTTCGCGAAAATCGACATTACTTACACCCTCGAAGGGAAGGAACCGGTAACGGTTTCGCCGAAGATCGGTTCCTTTCTTGCGTTCGAGGAAGAGTTCGACGTCGGTTTAACCGTGTTCCAGGATCAAAAACTTTCTCATATGGCGTGGCTAGCGTGGGAAACTTCCCGGCATAACAAACTCGACGTCCCAGACACATATAAAGGATTCAAGGACGCCCTCGAGGACTTAGGAGTGGGAGCCGCCGACGACGTCCCTTTGAACGAGACTCAGTAGCGTTTCGGCTCGCCGAACTCGCGCTCGCTACTGGGCAACCACTAGACACCCTGCTAAACGTTTCGCCTCTGCTGGTGAAGGCATTACGAGCGGCATACAACGAGCGAGAGAGGAACAGGAACCGTGAGCGTCGGAGTAAAAGTTGAAGTCGAAGGAGCGAGTGCTTTCCGCAAGGCCGCCACGGCCGCCGGCAAAGAAGCCGTCGACGACCTCAAGAAAGCAAACAAGGCCGCCGCCGAAGTAGTCAAGGCCGCCGCTATTCCTCTCGCCCCGGTTCTTACTGGTGCGCTTAGGTCGTCGATTCGCCCGGCCGGCACCAAAACGGCCGGCATTGTTCGAGCCGGTAAGGCCCGTATCCCGTGGGCTCCGGTCGTGCATTGGGGATGGGCCGCCCGTGGCATCGAGCCTCGCCCGTTCATGCTCGACGCCCTCGACCGCCGGCGTGACGAAGTAACAGAACGCTATGCCACCCAGGTAGCCGAAATAGTTCGAAAGCATGGCCTCTAATGGGTAAATCTTCGGTCGTATCCGTAAAGATTCTCGGCGACGCTAAGAACTTAAAAGCCGCCCTCGCCGACTCCGAGCAAGGCGTCCAGGCGTTCGCTACGAAAGCCGGCGGAGCAATGGTCGCCGTCGGGGCCGCTATCGCCGCCGCCTCGCTAGCCGTCGGCGGAGCGTTACTAAAAATCGGTACAGACTTTCAAGGCATGGAGGCGACGATCATTCGGGGAACCGGAGCATCGGGAGCCGCCCTCGAAGACCTCCTCGAATCAACGAAGGACGTCATGGCCGAGGTCCCCCAGTCTGGGGCCGTCGTGGCCGCCGCTATCGCTGACGTTAATACGTTCTTCGGATTAACCGGAGACCAACTCGAAGACACGACGAAACTCTTCCTCGACTTCGCTCGAGTCGGCGACGTCGAAGTCGCTAAATCCATGAAAAACGTTCGCGGGATGATGGCGCAGTTCAACATCCCACTAGCTGAAACCGACGACCTGCTCGGCGACCTGGTTCGCATCTCCCAGGCGACCGGCGAAGGCATGGAGCCGCTCCTAACGAACCTCCAAACAATGGGGCCAACCTTCCAGCAGATGGGTTTTTCCCTCGAGGAATCCGCCGCCATGCTCGGCCAGTTTTCCCGAGCCGGCGTCGAGGGAACGAAAGTCTCTTCGGGCCTTATCCGTTTCATGGGCGAAATGGCCGAGTCTGGCGAAGACCCTCGTCAAGCGTTCGAGGACCTCGTCGAAGCGATCGGTTCCGCCACCACCGAAACCGACGCCCTGGCTATCGCTACCGAAGCGTTCGGCACTCGATCCGCCGGGATGCTTTCCTCGGCTATCCGCTCCGGAGCGATCGACGTCGATAACTTCTCCGGCCTCCTGGGGGATGGAACCGGAGTAGTCGACACCCAGGCCGAGGCGATAATGGGTCTCGGCGACCGTTGGGGAATCTTAAAAAATAAGGTCTTCATCGCCTTGCAACCGATCGCTACGAAACTCTTTAAAAAGATCGAAGAGTTCGTTATCAAGATCACGCCGAAAGTACAAGAACTCGCCGAACGTTTCGAAGAATGGCTCAACTCGAAACAGTTCGAAGACTTCAAGGATGCGGCGGCCGATGCGTTTAAAGCAGTCGGCGAAGCGATCGAGTTCGTCGCCGGCACGTTCGGGAAATGGGTAAAGGACAACCCGAAAACTTTCCTCGCCGGCCTGGCGACCGTAATCGGCGTCGTCCTCGTTGCGGCCGTGTGGGCTCTCGTCGCCGCCGTAGCGGCACTCTTCACGCCCGTAACCCTGATCGTCGCCGGTATTGCCCTACTGGCCGCTGGTGCAGTATGGGCCTACCAGAACGTCGACGTCTTTCGAGAGGCCGTAGACAACTGGGTCGACTCGGCCGTCCTTATGTGGGAAGGCCTTAAAGACATATGGAACTGGTTCGCTAACTTCGACCTCGGGGCCGTGTGGGCCAGCCTCTCCGAGGCCGTCGTAACGGCATTCGATGACACGATTAACTACGTCGCCGACTTAACGACGAGAATCACCGACGCCCTCGCTAGCGGCCTCTGGAGGTTCGTCGACTGGGGAGCCGACGTCACTACAAAAATCACCGACGGCATCGGCGATATAGCCGGGAAGATCAAGAATAAAATAATGGGCCTCGGAGGTTCTATATTCGCTATCGGCGTCAAGATGACGCAATGGGGAAAAGACCTCGGGACGGCCCTCATAAACGGCCTTATCGAAATGTGGAATCGAGCCGACCTCGTTATCCCAGGGTTCACGGTCCCGTCGTGGATTCCTGGAGTCGGAGGGTCGTCATTCGGAGAGGTCGACCTTATCCCCGACGTTAGTTACCTCGCCGCCGGCGGACTCGTCACGGGTCCTACCCTGGCGATGATCGGCGAAGGCGGCCAGTCGGAACTCGTTCTACCTCTCGACCGGGCCGGAGAGTTCCTCGGCGGAGGCTCGACGTTTAACATTACGGTAAATATGCCAGCCGGAGCCGACGGCCAGGACGTCCTCGAAGCAATACAACGCGAGACCAGGTGGAGAGGAACTACGGCCTTCCCCGTTCGAACGGATCGCCGCTCATGACGATCACCGTCGACTGGAAAACATATATCGGAGGGTTCAACGGAGCGACGTCTATTCGAGAGGGTCGAGATATTCCGACCGATTCGACCGAGTTCACTTCTCGAGTTCGAGGGTTCCAGGTCGAACACCGAATCGACTTCGGGTTCTCTGGCCGTTCGACTGCCACCGTGACCCTCGATAATCACGACGGAGCCCTAACCCCTGGGACCGGCGGAGCCCTCGATCTCGACTGGTTCGCCGAGCCGTTATTCATCAACGGCGGAACTTCGGTCTCGTATTTCGTCGGCCCGATAGTCGAC